CAATGGAAACTTACTTTATATTTACAATAGCTTATGTGTTAAATGGCTACCCAATGGAGTCCAATATACTACTCGATAGTAGTGCCAAGTGTCAGCAAGTTATTCGTGCCAGTGAAGAACTATCGGAAGCATTGCCAGCCGATTTGTTTTGCAAAGATACTGGTATACTATCTAAGTCTATACGCCCTAAACTTAGGCCATCAACTCAAAGTGAGGGCCATCAAGAAACGGACGTCTGCCCTCAGAGCGACGAAGGTCAATGTAAGCGTTCATAGCATCTTCAGCCGAGCCTTTATACGCGCGTATGTCACCCTCGCTCCACGCTGCACCCCACTTAATCGACGCGCCAGTTTCTTTGGCAGCCGCTGCCATTGCATCACATATTTCGTCATAGACATTTAACTCCCAACAAACATCACCATCAATGTAAGCTAATACATCGACAGCATGGGAGTATTCATCTGACTGTGGAATATGTTTACTGTTCATAGTTTGAGAGCGACCAGTAGCCACAAGCTTCTTTTGTTCTTCAACTGTACGCAAGCCGCAAGTCACACCAAAGTCAACGCGCGTTAGTTTAATAGCTAACTTTACAGTCTCAACCATATCAGGTCGCACACCTTCCAACTTCCCAAGGCTGCGCTTGCTTAAATTAAAACTCATTTTTTTCCTCCAAAGAATTTAGTTGCTGACCGCACAGCAAAGCTTGCTGATACAATTACTCCTAAAGTATATTGATACCACTGAGGCATGACATCCAAAGCAGCAAATCCTTCGGCAACAACATTGCGACCCCACTCACCAGTAAATACTAAGATCAATGGAATACTAAATAAGATTACAAGATATTCATCTTTCCAACTGGACTGAGAACCTTGCGCCATGATCCGTTCCCAGTCAGCAACAGACGTTTCTTTGCTTAACATTATCTTAGCTTTAGCTTCCGCTTCTGTCAGTTTAAGTTGAGCAGCCGCCGCTTGTGCATCAGCTTTACCCTTCAACCAACTACCAGCAAGCTCAGAGATCGGGCCTATCAATGCTTGTAACATTATGCGCCCCTATCTGTCTTAGCTTCTTTGTTCATCCAGACTGCAAAGCAGCCAGTGAGTGCGCCCATACAAATCGAAACTAATCCGCTCTGTTCTAAGCTTGGATCGGGCAAGCTCATATACCAATGAACGCTTTGGTAAGTTAAAATAGTAACCACTAGCATCATCAGCCGTGGAAATACTTTGTATTCATCAATCACTGTTGCTGGCATATAAACGCTCCGCTATTCGTTTATGCGTGGTGATTATAACAACTTTTCCGTTTTTGTATACACACCACACACCTGACTTAATTTCTATCAACTGCAAAACATGTGACTGCTTGCCCGACATTCTTAACCATTACCTCTGCCTTGGCCTTTGCTCTGTTGCAATGCGCCTCAGTGCCAAACGAACCTAGCTGATAATACTCAAATCTATTGTCTATGAAACTAAGCCACACAAGAATCCACATCACCAGCGTCCCTGCGCAGCCCCAACCAAAAAGATAATACCGCCTAATATACCCGCGCCAACAACAGCTATAACACTTCCGATGATCCAGCTCATAATAGCATCAATAGCTTCTTGCTTTCGATACAATTGTTCTTTGCGTTCCTTGCGTATCTGGCCCTCAAGCCTAACTAACTCCTCCCAATGGGACGGCCCCCAGTATGCAGAGATGTAAGACTTTAGCTCAGACCTAAGGTGATCTGCCTGTTTCTTTGCAGTAAAAGCCTCCAACGCTTCAGCTTCCACAGAACCACGCATGGTTTGCCACAGAGATGGCTTTTCTTTTGCCTTACTTTCTAAGTAAGTAATGTCAGACATTGCCGAGGCCCACTTGGAAAGTTGCCCCGCACAGTCTTGTATTTCACGACCTGTTGAGATCATAGACTTTAGCCCATTGAATGCCACATTCGCCGCTGACAATGCTGCGCCTATGGTGATGGGATCAGGCATTAGTTTAGCCTGACAAGCTCAATCTTAGCAGCATAATAATTATAGCTGCCGACGAGCCAATCATAATAGCCTCTAATCTTTTCACACGGTTGAACAAATCTTTAAACTGAATATCCATCTCAGTTTTCATAGCAACGATCTGCTTTTCTATTGTGTCAATGCGCTCATGCGCTGATGAAACAGTACGTTTGTCCATGTCTTATCCCTATGGTGCTACAGGCCAATCATCATCGGCAATATTGGGCCATGCTGCCAAGTCTGACATATCACGCAACTCTTGGCGATAGGTTGCCCAAGCTGTCTTATCTTCGTTAGAAAGTGGGCTGTCATTCATCTGCGTCCAATCGCTGTCAGCTAATAGCTTGTTGCGTGTGGTGCGGTGTCCTTCGGCAGTGCTTGCATCCAACGTAGCCTGATATGCAGCCTCATGCTCTGCCTTAGTTGTCGTAACACCATCCTCAGTAGTGTCTGAGAACATGTCACGAGCAACGTAGTTCTCCACCCAGTTGCCGTTGGCATCTTGCACAACACCATCACGCACTGACACCTGATATGCGCCTACGGTAGCCGCTGGGCTGCGTAGCACTGGGTCAAGGTCTAGTGCGTCTAGGGTTGCCGCTTTCCATACACGGGGTAGCGACATGTTGGCGAACTCTTGCCGCCACTGCCCTTGGGTCTTTACGACACCTGTTGTTCTGTTTCTGTATTCACTCATTAGATTGATCCTTTCATATGAGTTTGATTTGTTGCTTATGCGTTATGCGATTGCGTAGAAGATGAAGGTGTTTGTGCCGAAGTTTATACCTGAGTTTACAATGAAACCACTTGAGTGCGGATCAATGTAGTCTGTACCTGTATCCTCTACATCAGTTGTGTTAAGCTCTAAGAAAGGATCATTACCCGCAACAATCCCCCTTTCACTATCCCAAAGGAGCCAGTTAGTTGCAACAGAAGCACCCTTAATCAAAACAAACCTAGCACCGCTAGTAAAACCACAGTCAATAACCTTTCCATTTGTACCGTCTGAGGTATAACTTCCCACCTTGGATACACCAGAAACTGAGGCGAATAGGTAGGCTATGTGGTTTTGTTCAAAGCCGTTTACGACACCCTGCTGCCCAACCGTAAACTGAGTATCTGTCGGCTCAGTATCATTCCATATCTCATTATAGTCTGTTTCGGCATTCGTATCATTTAGTTTTAAAAAATAATGAGATGGATTTGTGCCGCCATTTAAATCTTTATGGTATACCGCCCAATACTCTGCGGCACTTCTATTTTTTACCCATATCATTTCAGGGACAACACCAAGATTGTGATCTACAGTTAAACCAGCAACATTTGTCCCCGTGTAAGCAACGACATCAAAGTAGTTAGGCGCACGTTTCCACATCCAAGAGTATAAGTCTGTATTTGTTCCGCTACCGTTAGACCATCCATCCATATAATCCCACGCTATAGATGCGCCTGTGTTCTCTGCATTTGTGAGATTAGGCTGCAGATACTTTTGCCCCAGAAGCCTAGCAGAGTTAAACCAATTATATGCACCACTTAAATTCCTGTATATCGACATATCCACGACATCAAAACTTGCATCATAACTAGGATGCGTTGCATCTCTTGTCGCTATGTCAAACACATCAGTCGCACTCTCAGGCACCGCCATTGGGCCACGGCGTATGGCAACGTAGATGTAATTTCCAAGTTCTGCGTTAAAGATACCACTGTTTGTGTTTACCTTCCAACCTGTAGGCGTTGGTATCAAGACATTCTCAGCACTTTCTGCTTCAGATGCATTAGCTTTTAAAGCAACTTGATTACCACTGTTTGACCCCGCCATACCACGCATTACGTCAACAAGACGCCAGTCACCTGTTGCATCACTTCTTTTAATTAGTAGCCACTGAGGTTCAAATCCAAGAGTAACTTCTGGCCCATCAATAGCACCATCCCCAGTGTAGCTACCACACTTAATGATGTCCTGATCCCCTGTCGGGCCGAAGTCACCGTCACCGTCATTGTGGGCGAACAGGTAGGCGATATAGTTATTAGTTGAGTAGTTGATGTCAGAGCCAGTATCAACATAGAACTGTGTGTCTGATGCGTTAATACCTATCTCATAGTTTGTGTCTACAGACTCCGCCGCTGTTGTATTTAATCTAAGTGCGTAAGAGGTACTAGTTAAACCCCTATGCCATACAAACCAAGGGCCAGAACTATCAAGTGATTTCAGTATAATACACCCAGGCGTAACTCCAAGGTTATGATTAACATACTGTGCGCTTTCGTTGTTGCCTTGGTATTTAACCACATCAAAGAACTTAGGGGCTTTGCGGAATGTCCAAGAGGCGTAGTCTGAACCGTTATAATCTGTTCCTAAACCAGTTGATGCATCAAAAGTCCATCCATCAGAATTAAAAGTATTTATATCACTGCCTGATGCTTGTGCGTTTGTGCTGTTAGACGCTAAATAATAGTCGCCTC